CTGACCACCTCGCTTTCCATACCTGTGATCCGTTTCCAGACGGAACCCGGCAGACAGAAACGACGACAGGACCGTGCTGCGCACCGGTACCTTTGGACGGTCCTGAGCATGAATAGCGGCACGGCCCCCTGGCCGCAGGACACGTCGACTCAGAGTCACAAGCGGAACCATGACAGAGGACACCCATTCAGCAAGACTGCCCGTGCCACGGCCGTAGTCCTCCGTGCTCATGAACGGAGGACTAGTTAGCAAGAGGTCGAACGTCCTCGAAGTCTCCTGCATATACTCGGAAAAGTCTCCATGGCGGAATTCTCCGACGGTTGAAGATAAGTCGGATAAATCTGATATAACGTGATTGGCCGAATTCACAGACTCCTCTTGGAGATCCGTACCAACTATCGATCGGACGCCAGCGCACGCGGCCCCGAGAACGCGACCTCCCCATCCGATAAACGGATCCAGAACGTCTCCGTTAGGGGCATACTCCGCGCACAAGGCAGCTGCGGAGTCAGGAAAGAAGTGTGACGGAAGCCGAACCTTGAACTTCAGATTACGAACCACGAGAATCGGGGATGGAACCCTTCCACTGTCCAGGATGTAACGAGCCACACGTTCCATCTCCGCGTCGTCGTAAAACGCTTCATGGAAACTTGGGTATCCGACGGTTCTGGCCTTGAACCGATGTGGAAATACGTTGTCTAAGTAGGACAGACCCGCGAACGACTGAGGCAGAGGTTCTCTGATTTCAGAGTTAGACAACTTCCGATAGACTCTATTCACGTCCTCCGTTTCTGGAAGGTAGCCATGCCGACGAATCCTCCGAACGAAGTCCATGAGGTCCGGATTTTCCCTTAAGAACTGTTGGACCCCGTCCGACGACTCCGGTTTGCTCCGTTCAGTCCTCCGTTTACGCCATGCGGCATTCTGCTTCTGAATAAGCTTTCGACCCCCCGGGTCTGCGTACTTGGTTCGACGGCGTTCCCGGGAGGCCTTTCGTTCACATTCCCGGCAGATTCCGGGCACGTATCCGGACTTCCTCCTGGAGAAGGAAGATATAGGTAGAGGTCCGCAGTTGGCGCAGGTTCTCATTCGAGATTATACACCAAACGAACATTAATAAACGAACATTCTGAGAACAAGGGTTGGCCGGAGGCGGTATGACAACCTGTTGCTGGTCGTCAGACAAGAGATGCTCACCAAGATAATAGGAAAGCTCGAGTCTAAGGGGTGCTCGTCTGACTGCACAGGGGATTCGAACCCTTCTCGAGGTTGAGCGGCCTCAGGTTCGGCAGCGGCCGGCACTCCACTCTTTCAAACATCGAGAAGCCTATCGTCTCTAAACTCGGATTCTCGATGTTCGTGAATTTCAACGGCGGAGAGTAAACTTGAGCTTCGGCTCCTCCCGGAACCGTTCAAGCCCGTGCTTCTTCACGTATTCGCGTTCCGTCATCCGCAACTTTGAAGCAATGTCGTAGACACGCTTCTTGTTGATTGGGACGCCCGTCGAGTCCATGTAGTGGTAGCTAGGCCTCGTCCTCCCGACGAGTTCCCAATTAGCCGCTTTGTAGATGGTCCCGGAATGCCCGAAGATCGGATAAGCGAAACTCACGAGCCCCATGACCTCCGGCTTCGACTTTAACAAGGCCTTGACGCATCGCGACAAGAGCCAGGACCCGAAATTCTTCTTGTGGTACCGGGGATGGATGCAGAAACGGTCGAGCTCCATGACCTGTCCGCACTTCAGACCGAGGGTCCTGGCGGTTTCCTTCCGCGTCACGGTGTTGAACTTGCAAACTCCGACCATCTCCTCTCCGAGGAAGGCGACCGTGACGGCCTTTCCGAGCCGTCCGCACTGGGCGTAATGGTAGGAGTTCAGAAAGTCGACGTAAGGGGACCGGCTGGATCCTCGACCCAATTCGAGGCTCCGAATCTCCACGTCGGACAGAGAGAATTCGACAGGGCACAGATCAGGGCTGAGTCCTAGATGGTCCAGAATAATCCTGTCGACCATGAGGGGGTTCAGGAAACTCCTCTCTTCGACGACGAGGTGGCTGAACTCTGGTCGGTGACGTTCCAGGTATGTAACCTTGGCCCGGTCCCGGTCCTGGGCCGCCCGCTTATTTAGTGAGTGCCAGTATTCCCCGTTCACGTCGATGAGGAGCGCGTGGTCGGGAAGATGGAAGTCCCACGTCCACATGTCGACCTGGAACTGGCCCTGGTGCCTGACCCCGAGGTGATCGAGGCGGTTCGCCATCGCCACCTCGAGTCCAGACCTGAAGCCATCCGCGAGCTGCTGGTTCCTGGCGTCCGCGGACCGCCTGAGGGCGTCCGGCCGCCGGACCCCACAGCCGAAGCACTTGTAGACGCAGTCCCGACCGCTCTTTCTATGCCTGCGCGCCTGGTGCAGGATGCTGCTAAGCTTCACCTCCGCAGCATCCCCGCAATCCTCACACAGGGCCACGACTTTACCCTTCTTAACGTTCGCCGGGATACCCCCGAAGCGCTCCTCCGTCGCCCGGAAGTCAATGACAGGCATGACGTCCCTCAGACCGACCCCGGAGCTACCCTCCTTGGAGCACGTGTGGCACCGATAGGCGAAACGGTTCCCGTTCCGAACGTTTCGCCGATACTGGGTGATGAGACTCTTGACGGACACCTCGGTCTTCCTCCGACACCTAGGACACTTGACCACTATCCTGCTTTTGCCGTTTGAAGCCCTGTCGGAAAGGACCGGCACAGATTCGTCCGTCACGATCGAGAGGAAGTCCGGATACAGGTCCGCGTAGCTCACCTTCTGGGTGCACGAGGGGCAGTATCCGGTGGACGTGACGTTCCCGGATCCGCAAAGTATGCAACCCACGAGAAAAAATACACCTAATAAGCTCCGATCTCCAAATACGGAACGGCCCCAGGTGCCAAAGGGCTCCCAGGGCCGTCCCTAACCGTCAAAGACGGCGTCGTCAGCGAGTGACGATGAGTCGCACCAGACCGCGTGGGTTGTACGCGCCGATGGCCAGCTGCTCGAACATCGAGAAGCCGATGGTACGCTCCTCCGGGTTGTCCGCGGACAGCACGGTGAGCTCGGTACGGACCGGGATCCGGCCGAAGTTCTCGGGCTCGCAGCAGCAGTACACGACGCCCGCGGGGACGAGACGGGACACGATGAACTGGGCGTTCCAGCCCGTGGCCATCATACCAGTCTTCCACAGGGTCGCCTGCGACTCGATGTCGAGCACGTCGCGGCCGAACTTCCGGATGTCCGCGTAGTCGCGAGCGTTCATGTAGACGCGGGCGACGCGCAGGTCATGGAACTCGATCTCGGCGAACGCGTCCGCGAGGACGGCCGGGGAGATCGGCGCCACCACCGGGATGTCCGGGTTCGTCCCGCCCGGAAGCGAGTCGAAACCGTTCACTGCGATGGCGTCCATGATGCTGAAGACGCGGTCGTCCTCGGCAGCCTGGATCTGAGCCTTGCCGAGGTCCTGCATGCGCTTCAGGAGATCGTAGCGACGCTCCTTGATCTGCGTGAGCGGAGCCTTGGGCAGAGCCGCGATCTCGAAGAGCGGGAAGATCACCCGCCGCGGCTTCATGACCGCGGTGATGCTCTCGCCCTCTTCGCCGATTACGTACGCCGTGACGTCCGGATCCTTGTCATAGATGGGAAGCGCCCCGTCGGGCAGCTGCTCCACGAGGAAGGTCTTCCGGCCCACGGAGCTGTAGTCGCGACGCTCACGAAGAGGCTGGATCATCGAGGCGGCGAGGCGGCGGCGGCCGGCCTGCGTCCCGATGTACCGATCAACGGTCTGTTCCTTGATCGTGTTATCCACGACCTGAACGCCGAATTGGCTAGTGTACATCTTGGTTTCTCCTCTCTGTTCCTCTTGTCAGCCTAAACGAAGGCCAGCTCGAAGAACATCTCCGCGCTCGCAGCGTCTGGGGGTGAAAGGAGGACGCCAAGACGAGTGACGTCCGGTTCTAGGGCCGCACCGGCCGCGCCGGAGCCCGTGGCAGCAGTGGTGATCCACTGATACTCGTAGGTATCCTGCCAGCGATTAGTGATGTAACCGTTAACCGACGCGTAAAGCCGGTCACCCACCGCGTAGGTGAGATCATCGCCGACCAAACCACCGCCGACGGTCGTCTGCTGCTGGGTCTCGTAGATCTTGAGTCCGCAGGCTCCACCACGAAGGTGGGGTCCCTTACCCGAGCCCACGCCGGGGAGATTTTCGTACGAGTTCCCGATCGCATCGTTGATGAAGAGGCCGAGCGGACGGGTATTGACCACGTAGGCCGCCGTCACGAGGACTGCGCCGCCCGTAGTGTTCTCACCGATGTCCGGCCGGGTGAACGCCACCGACCCACCAAGAACGCCTCGCTTCACGTCCGTAGGGAGCGTGGTCGAGACTGCCGCGGGGGTACCGGTGATGACGTTCGGGTTGTTCTGCGTGTACCCGTCGGCGGCCAAGGACGGGATGGTGTCCTTGATCAGCGAGTAGAGGATCCGCAGAGCGCCCTGGCTCAGGAGATAGTCCCCTGATGCTTGTCCGCCAATCGATCCCATGTGTATTTCTCCAGTTGCGTCAGCCCTTCGTCCCTCGTCGCCTCGGGGTCCCTTCCACACGGGGCTTCAGTCCGGCAGAGCCGCGAAGCCGTCCGTCCTTCCGTTTTCCTTCAGTCCCTTGAGCCTTGGAGCCTCCGTTCAGAGCCTGTCTGCGTATCCGTATCGTGTTTCCATATTTCCATTCAGGAACAGCTCCTCACGGATGCTATTCCTGAACGATAATCCTACCCCGGCACTCCGGGACGGTCCCAAAGACTCTCGAGCTCCTCGTCCGCGTTGGCCTTCTTGCCAGCCTGGACGCGGCCGAGCTTCCGCGCGCCGCCCGATGACGCCGTGCGGCTGCTGGGAGTGTAGCCGCCCTCGCGAGCTGCCTGCTCCTGCTGAGCAGCGATAATCTCGCGCTGAGCCTGGACCTCCGGGTTATCCGAGAACAGATCGTGCAAGTCTGAATCATCCTTGGAGGATGCCATCCTCCCCTCATCACCGTCTTCACCGAAGGTGATCTCAATTTCCGGACCCTGAGAGGGTATGACCGGAGGTCCGGCCATGCCAGCCCCCGGCGCCTGGACGCCTTCGAACAGCTCCTGGAGCTCGCCGACCGGCTGGGCCGGCACGGGCTGGCCCATCTCCTGCTGGAGCATAGTATCGAGCATACGCATGTCGTCGGGGCACATACAGCCGGTGCTGTCAATGCCACATTCGGTGCCGGACACCGTTTCGCCCTCATCTTCGGGCTCTCGCATCTTCCTACCGGCAGTCTCGCTCTTGGGATTCTCCATATCCTTTTTCAAACCGGCAGTCTCGTCCTCGGGTTCCCGCATGCCAG